TTTTGACCGAACCCGCGAGGCTCGCTATATAAAACTGTTGCTAGCTTGGTATTGGCAGGCTATAATCCCAGTCATGGCGGTACATTACATACAACAGATAACCTTTGCTAAAAGATGCGGAGTCCCTCGTGCTCAGGTTTCGGAAGGAATAAGGTCGGGCAAGTTGTCAAAGTGCGTAAAGGACTCTCGCATAGATGCTAACCATCCCGAGGCTGTAGCTTTCATGGAGAAGCGGATAGCGAGAAAGTCAGAAAAAGAAAGACCCGACTCAGAAAATTTTGAAAAATATCTACAATATAAACTGGTTGAGATAACTGATATCTTTTGTCACGAGGTCGAGTTCAATAATTGGCTGAAAGCCCTAAAATCGATCGAAGAAGTTAAAGAAAAAAGAATTAAAACCATGATAACATCTGGCGAGCTAATATATCGGGACTTTGTAAAAACGCAAATTTTAAATTTGGTTGATATTGCTTTCACTCGACTTGTATCAGACTCGCCCCGCACGATAGCGGCCAGAGTTCTCGAGATGATAAAAGCTAACGAAACTAAAGAGGCAATAGAAAAAACTATACACGACTTGATATCAACGCAAATTAAAGGGGTAAAACAAAGAGTTAACAAGGTTATTCAAAGCGATGATTGAGTTATATCGTGGCGATTGCTTAGAAATAATGCCCCTGCTTGAGCCGTCTAGCGTAGACCTGATTTTAGTAGACCCGCCGTACGGCACGATTAAAGAGAGCAGCGCGGGCATGTACGACCTCGGCGGGGGGTATAGCTCTACACAGTGGGACACAGTAATACCGATAGGCGAGATGTTCAGACAGTGTGATCATATGCTACGAGCCAAAGGCATGCTTGCGATTTTTGGGAAAGAGCCTTATGTGTCAAACCTTATAAGTTATAATCAGGATTTATTCAGGTTCTGTTTTAAAATGTACTGGATAAAAAGTCATTTTCCCAGCCCACTTTCTTGTAATAGAATCCCTATGAGCTACGCCGAAGAAGTTTGTTTTTTCTATAAAGAGTACGATACGGGACGAAAAAACATACTGCGGGCATACGCTAAAAAAGTTTTTGAGCATTGTGGGGTAGGCATAAAAGAGATATGTAAAACCATAGGAAACACAACGGTAGGTCATTTTTTAGGTTGGGAAAATATACAGTTTGGGATACCGACTGAGCGGGCGTATAACGCCTTAATCGCAGTCTATGGAATAAATAAAATCAATGGTTTTATAGAGTACGATAATTTAAAGTATCTATATAAACTCAGCGAAACCCGTGTTTTCAATCTTCCAAAAGATAAAAAAATTAAAAGTAATATTTTAAGATATGATAAAGAACACCCAAGCCTACACATAGCACAAAAACCCGTGGCTTTACTAGCGGACATAATAGAAACTTACAGCCATGAGGGCGACTTAGTCTTGGATTTTGCGATGGGTAGTGGCTCTACGGGTGAAGCGTGCATAAAAACGGGAAGGCGGTTTATAGGGATAGAAAAAGATGAAAAGTTTTTTAAGATAGCACAAGATAGGATTGACAATGTTAGGGCGTGATTTTGAGGCGTCAGGTGAGTTATGGTTACGGGAAGCTATAAGCGAGCTAACCGACTGTATGCGTATAACAACGCCGATCGAATGGGCTGAAACAAATCGATATTTACCGCTTGGTGTGACACCGCTCCCGGGTCTTTATAGCTACGAAGTGTGCCCATATCTAAAAGAAATAGTGAGTTGCTTGGACATACGCTCGCCAGTACGTGAGGTAACTCTGATGAAGGGAGCGCAAATAGGGGCGACATCAGGCGTCCTCGAGAACGCCATAGGCTACTATATATCGCAAGTGCGGTCAGCCCCAATGATGCTTTTAACGGCTGATAAAGAGCTTGCGAAAATAAGAATGGATAAACACATCACGATAATGATTCAGCAAAGCAACCTAGCCCACCTAATAAAGTCATCAGACGAGATAAGCAGGAACAAAACAGGTAAAACAAACGATATGTTGGAGTGGATAGGCGGGGGGTATTTGTTGCCTTTTGGTGCTAGGAGCGCATCAAAACTACGCTCAAGCCCTATACAAATTTTACTTGAAGATGAGGTCGACGGGTATCCTGATACGGTCGGGAACGACGGCGACCCTATGAAACTAGCCGAGGCACGCACAAACTCATATGCTCAAACCCGTAAAATTTTACGACTATCAACCCCGCTCTTAAAATACAAATCAAGAATCGAAAGAAAATATAAGGAGGGTGACCAACGCAAGTTTTTAGTACCGTGCAGAAACTGCGGGATACCGCAAGAGTTGCGGTTCTCGCAGAGTACGGAAGAAAAAAAAGCGGGAAAGATTTATGGGCTTGTTTGGGAGACTACGCCCGCTGGGGCTTTAAAAGCGGATACAGTGAGATATAAGTGCAAGCACTGCGGGCATCTACACTCAAACGCTGATAAAGTGTGGCTATTGCCACGGGGGCGGTGGGTCCCAACAGCCACCCCTCTTTCGGAGGACACGAGGTCGTATCATCTAAATGCTCTTTACGCTCCTGCTGGTATGTACTCGTGGGCTAATATCGTACGGAGCTACCTCACAGCGTGGGACACTAATCTAGGACAAGTTAAAAACATAAACGCCCTACAAGAATTTTATAATAATGATCTTGGGTTAACTTTTGAAAACCGAGGCGAGAAAGTACGCTTTATAACGGTGTCGGGGCTTCGACGTAATTTTTATAAATTCGGGGACATACCAAACGCTATGGCGTTGCTGTACTCCGGTAGCAGGATTTTAGCTGTTACTTGTTCTGTAGATGTTCATAAAGCGAATTTATCGGTTGCGGTTTTTGGATGGACTCGTGGGCGACGGTGCTATCTTTTAGACTACTGGATTTTTGAAGGGCATTCGGAGGATGAGGGAGATGAAGGGACATGGGGTAAGTTACAAAAGCTAGTTTTAGAAAAGGAATACATATCAGACGACGGCTGTAGATATAGAATAGCGTTAACAGTTATAGACTCTGGCTATTTGCCAAGCCAAGTTTACAAATTTTGCGAGAAGTTTTCGGGTGGGGTCATGGCTATAAAAGGGCGAGAGGCTTCGACAAAAACCGCAATTTTTAAAGAATTTTCACGCTTTCAAACAAACGCTGGGACGGCGGTTTACGGCGTAAATACAACGCTTTATAAAGACCGCATGGCTTCCGCTCTACATAAAAAGTGGGATAGAAAAAGTCTACAAGACGAGGGAGCTTTTAACATGCCTCTGGATATATCGGACGATTGCGTAAGCGAGCTTACAGCAGAATCGAAGCAAGAACATGTAAACACCGACACGGGCGAAATTACAACGAGATGGAAACGACCAAGCGGGGTTAAAAATGAGCTGTGGGATTTGCTGATATATGCGGCGGCTGCTATAGATATTATAGCGGTTACAGTCTGTGAGATTGATTTGCAGTTAGAAAAAGAGGTGGACTGGGTACAGTTTTGGGACTATATAGAATCGCAAAAATTGTATTTTTTAGAAAAATAATATAATATTGTAGCATGAGCGAAACATTTTTACAAGACAGGCTAACAGCTACAAAAGCGATGATAATAGCGTATGAAACGGCTATTGAAGCTTTAATAACGGGCGTGGCGTCGTATACTTTAGACACAGGACAGACAAAACAAACTGTGACTAAACTAGACATCGACAAGCTACAGCGAATGTTAGATATACTATATAACCGCTATACTACGCTATACACTAGGCTTAACGGCGACGGGGTTGTAAATTTTGGTGGTGCTTGGTAGTGTTTAAAAAAGCTATAGGGTATTTTAAGCGCAAGACTACGCAGGCTTCGGTGATACCAGCTGGGTACTCGTACGATATAAACGACGGCGAGAAATTCGTCGGCGGTTTTGGGCCTACAAAACTTTTTTATGAAGACTACCAAACGCTAAGACTACGATCAATACAGCTCTTTAAAGAGAATTTGTACGCTAGGGGGATTATCCGCAGGTTAGTAACTAACGAGATAAACGCAGGGCTAACGCCTGAAGTTATACCTAATGAAAAAATTTTAGGGCTTGAGGAGGACTCTTTGGGCGAATGGGCGGAGCTTGTAGAAGACCGATTCGAGCTATGGGCGAATTCAGCTACTCTATGCGACACTAAAAAGCAAAGCAATTTTGGGGCTATTCAAAGAGCCGTAAGGGCGGAAGCTCTTATAAGCGGTGATGCCTTAGTAATTTTACGACTCGATAGGGCCACGGGATTGCCACGGGTTCAACTAGTATCAGGGCAAAATATAGAAACGCCAATAGACGCCATGCCACAAATAGCGGGCTCAAGAATAGAACATGGGATAGAAATTAATCAGTATAACCAACACACGGCTTATTATGTTATACAACCCGATGGAACTTCGATAAGAGTGCCAGCTTTCGGGGCTCAGTCGGGCAGAAAAATAGCATGGTTGGTCTATGGTTGCGATAGAAGGATATCAGAGGTACGAGGCGAGCCGTTGCTGTCTATAGTTTTACAATCGCTAAAAGAGGTTGATAGATATAGAGACTCAACACAGCGTAAAGCTGTGATTAACGCCATGCTTGCGATGTTCATAAAGAAAACACAAGATAAAATAGCAACGAGACCAATATCAAATTCCGCCGTTTTGAGAGGTTCGGCTACAGTATCTACAGAAACGGGCGAGCAAAGAAAATACCAAATAGCTAAATCGATACCTGGCATAGTAATAGAAGAGCTACAAGCAGGCGAAGAGCCCATGGCTTTTGGCAATCAAGGAACTGATACTAATTTTGGGGCTTTTGAAGGGGCTATAATCCAAGCAGTCGCTTGGTCTCTAAGTATACCACCAGAAATTTTGAGGTTGTCTTTTTCTAGTAATTACAGCGCGAGCCAAGCGGCCATAAATGAATTTAAAAATTATTTAAACTCCATAAGAGACGAGTTCGGGGCAACTTTTTGTCGTCCGATATACGAACAATGGCTATTAAGCGAAGTTTTAGCAGGGCGTATAGAAGCCCCTGAGCTAATAACGGCGTGGCGTGACCCTTTGGAATTTGATATTTACGCATCTTGGATAGCTAGCGACTGGAGCGGAGCAATAAAACCATCAACAGATATAAGAAAACAGGCTCAAGGTTATGCAGAAATGGTAAAAAACGGCTGGATAACTAACGCTAGAGCCTCTAGAGAATTGACAGGCACAAAATTTAGCCGTAATATCAGAACAATACGGCGCGAAAATATGGCGAAGCTTGATGCGGGGCTACTTATAAATGACGGGGTAGCACAAGAAACGGGCGAAGAGACAGAAGAAACTGGAGAAGAAGAATAAGATGGCGAATACAATAGAAATTGTTTTAAACGATACGACTTGGACAGAAGTAGCGGATAGTACGGCAGGCTTTATAACTAACGAGGGTGGAGCGGCCCTACGCTATCGTGAATCTGATGTGCTTCCAGACCCGAGCGATTTACTAGGCCATACCCTAGAGCTAAAGTCAGTGGCTTTTGTCGCTTTCTCTTTGCAAGTAGGGCAAAAAGTCTATTGTAGGTCGGCTCAAGGCTACGGGAAATTAGCGTTAACATTGGGGGCGGCCTAAAATGTGGTTACTTGAAGAATCAACAAGATTAAGGCTTGAGGCGGTAAGTTCCGAGCATATACAAGACCTCGAAAAAAAAGAGGCAGAATTTAAACAGCGGGCTTTAGACAAACAAAAAAGATTATATTCTATTGTAGTATACAATAATAAAAATGTGGCTAACATAGAGATAAAAGGGATATTAACAGAAGAGCCAGATTTTTTTGCAGAATGGATTTATGGGGCTAATACAGTATATAGCGATATAAACAAAGCGTTAAAAGACGCCGAGGAAAACTCAAACATAGACAGGATACAACTAAACATAAATTCCCCGGGTGGGGAGATTGACGGCTTTTTTGACACGGTTGCGGTGTTGCAGTCTGTGACTAAACCTATGACTGCAAATGTTACAAATTTGGCGGCCTCGGCCGCTTATGCTATAGCGTCACAAGCCGATAGCATAACGGTTAATAATCGGGCCGCAAGAGTTGGAAGCGTAGGGGTTGTTGTTAGTATGTATGTTAGCGAAAATGTCGTCGATATAACAAGCTCTAACGCTCCAGCGAAGCGTCCTGACGTTATGACTAAAGAAGGAAAAGCGATGGTAAGAGAAGAGCTAGACGCTCTTGAGGAACTTTTTATCGAAGCAATAGCGGAAGGGAGAGGCACAACTACGGTTAATGTTAAGAAGAATTTTGGACGGGGCTCTGTTGTCATAGCTGATGAAGCTAAGCGACGGGGTATGATTGATGAAGTGGCGGGCAGTAGCCCCGTGAGTAAAATTAATAATAAAAATGAGGGGAAGAAGAAAGTGGATTTAGAAACTTTAAAAGCAGAGCATGCCGAGCTTTATAAAATTGTGCATGATAGTGGAATCGAGGCTGGTCGTGGATTAGAACGAGACAGAGTATCGGCTCATCTAACTCTTGGCGAAGCATCAGGCTCTTTAAAAACAGCTGTTGAAGCTATAAAAAATGGCTCTGATTTAACACAAGAGCTTAACGCAAAATATATGGCTGCCGCGATGAATAGGGGAAATCTAAATACACAGATATCCGACGAAGCTCCAATAGTAACCCCGAAAGACCCAGTGGAGTCGATTGAAGACGCAGTAATTGCGGGGATTAAAGACAGAGTGGGGTACAATTTATGAGCAATCTAACAATAACAAACATAGATTTAGGTAATGTAATTTTAAAAAGTGCCGAGTTTGAAGACGGGCTTTTAACTTTTGCTGGTGCTGGAACGGTACTTGCTGGAACAATTTTAGCACGGGATAGTGTAAGTTTAAAATTTATTCCTTTTGTAAAAGGCGGAAGCACTAACGAAAACGGTATACCGAAGGCTGTGGTAACTTACGATATAGTGGCAACAGGTGCAGGCGATATAGCTATCCGTGCAATGATAAAAGGCAATGTTAAAAAAAGCCTTTTAATCATAGACGCAGACGGCGATGACTCAAATATTGATCTCGCCGTACGAGACCAATTGCGGAATTATAACATTAATGTTTTTGTTGTTTTAGAATTAACTCAATACGACAATCAATAGGAGAACATAATGAGCGATAAGTTAACAAAAAAAATGCTACCTGTTTATGAGAGTATGGCGTCCCCGACTCTTTTTTTATCAGGTCTTTTTCAATCACCGGCGTCGAATTTTTATAACTCGGAAGAAGTAGAAATTGATGTAGTACGCTATGATGAAGAAATATCCATAGTTATACAGGATTTATCAACTGGCGGAAGAAATAACAAAATGGATTTGTATACAAATAAAAGATTTAAAGCACCAATTCACAAAGAAAAAACTACTATAAATTCTTTTAATTTGAACCAACGGATAGCTGGTAAAAACCCTTTTGAAGATGTTATTTTTCAAGAAGTAGCCACTACTAAAGCTTTAACAGCTATAGCACAAATGGGCTCAAAAATCAAGCGCGCTATTGAGCTACAGGCTTCTCAAGTTTTGCAAACGGGGAAACTGGATTTAAAAGATGAGAACGGCGTTAGCTTATATGCATTAGATTATAAGCCAAAAAGTACGCATTTTTTCACGGCATCTACGACATGGGACAATATAGCGACTGCAACACCTTTAAAAGATTTAGAGACGATGATGGATTTAGTGCGAGCCGACGGAAAAGTACAGGCAGATCAAATAATTATGGGTTCAGCGGCTTTTAACTACTTTATACAAAGTACTGAAGTTAAAGCGGCTCTGGATAATAGAAGAATTACTCTAGGAACGATATCCCCTGTGGCTATGCGAAGCGACGGCGGAAAGTATCAAGGCGTGTTGAGTATCGGGAATTACATGGTTGACTTGTGGACATATCAGGGCTTTTACGAAAACCCAGAAACCAAAGCAACTGTACCGTACATTGACCCGGCTAAAGTTATTGTGCGTGCTTCTACTGCTAGAATGGACGCAACTTACGGGGCAATACCTCGCTTTAATGTGCCAAACGCTGGGCTTGTTCTTCCATTTTTACCACCGCGATTATCTAGCGTATCAACTGGCGTGGATATTTATACTAACGCGTATTTAACGGAAGGTGGCGAGCAACTAGTAGTATCAGCAAGCTCAAGACCGCTTATGATACCGACCGCAATAGACAGCTTTGGTTGCTTAGATAGCGGAGTTTAAAGAGTGGGGCTTAGAGAAACGGCAACAGCTGATTTAAATACCATTTTATCTGATAACGCAGACTTTGCGTACGATATAACACTAACAAACCCTGGCGAAGACTCGCTGGAGCTTTTAGGATATACTACAGATATCAGCCAAATCATAGACCCCGACACAGGTCAAATTGTTTCGGGGCGTTCGGCAAGCGTTGCTCTTTCTATGCGAGTTTTAAAAACTGCGGGATTTGATATACCACAAGGGATTACAGACGAGACAAAGAAGCCGTGGCGAATAGAATTTAACGATTTAGACGGTGCTTCTTATACTTTTGCGGTTCAATCTTCAAATCCTGATAGAGCTTTAGGAATCGTTACATGTGAGCTTGAGCTATATACCGCCCCAGCGGAGCTACATAATGCCGCTAATTGAAAAGCTTATAGATAAGCATGATAATTTTGAGGTAGTGCGTGATAAAATAGTAAGCATTCTAAGAGACGAAACTATAGCACAGCAGGCGTTAGCAGTTGCGGGTGGTAAAGACCCGTCACAATGGAAGCTTGAGGTTTATGCTGAAAGGTCGAACCCGTGGGAAAAATGGCTAAATTCACAAGTAGATAGAACCCCAATTGTTAATGTTTGGTTAGATAATTTAAACTTTAATTTAGCTAATAGTAACGCAGTTAATCGGCAAAAAGCCGAGGCTACTTATAATATTGACTGTTACGGTTTTGGTTTAGCGCGTGATGTTGAGCTGGGCGGGCATATATCGGGGGATAAAGAAGCGGCCTACGAAGCACATAGAACAACTAGACTTGTAAGAAACATTTTAATGTCGGCTTATCACAAATATTTAGATTTGCAGGGGGTTGTGTGGGGCGACCGTGAAATTCAGTCAATAACAGGCTATCAACCCGAACTGAATGGTAGACAAATTCAACAGGTTTATGCAGTAAGAATTAAACTTGGCGTTGCGTTTAACGAGTTTTCGCCACAATTCGAAGGTACTCCACTTAAAAAAGTTACGGTAGCTGTAAATGATACCGAAGACGACAAGTTATTAGATGTAGAGTATAATTATTAAAAAATTTTAGGAGAAAGATATGACTATATCGACAGCAGTCGACCCGAACGCTAGAGCAAGCATTGTAGGGATTGATGTTAAATATCAAAATCTAGGACTTGTAGGCGGATTTTTACCGCAACGAGTCGCTATTGTGGGGCAGGGCTCGACTACTGCGACTTATGATTTAGTAAGAAGACAAATAACTTCAGCTTTTGAAGCTGGACAAACTTATGGCTTTGGCTCTCCGATTCATCTTTCAGCAATGCAGATATTGCCTGATAATGGCGATGGCGTAGGCAGTATACCGGTCACAGTTTACCCGCTTGAGGATGATGTAAGCGGGATAGCTTCAGCGGGCGAGATTACTCCTTCGGGTATTCAATCCGAGACCGCCGCTTATAGGGTAAGTGTTGCGGGCATGTTATCTGAAGCTTTTATCATAAATGCGGCCGACTCTGTAGCTGTAAAAGTAACAGCTATCACAGAAGCTATTAATGCTAGTGTGAATTTGCCCATTGTTGCGACTGACGACATAACAAAAGTAGACATTGAGGCAAAATGGAAAGGCGAAAGCGGTAACGATATTATAATTAGTATAGAAGGCTCAACAACAGCGGGAACAGTTTTTGCGATAGTACAGCCGACCTCTGGCGATGTTAACCCTGATGTCGACGGAATATTAGCCGAGATGGGCAACACTTGGGAAACGCTAATTTTAAATTGTTTAAATAAAACCGATATCGTGACCTTAGAAAAATTTAGGGTCTTTGGCGAAGGTAGATGGCAACCATTAGTTAAAAAACCTCTTATAGTTTTTAGCGGAGACACTAACACAACGGTCGCAAATGCTGTAACAATCCCCGAGGCTAGAAAAACTGACAGAATAAATTCGCAATTAGTAGCACCGGGGTCAGTAAATTTGCCATTTGTCATAGCTTCTCGTGAACTTGCAAAAATTGCAGTAATCGCAGAAGCAAATCCACCGAAAGGCTACAATAAACAAATAGCCGATGGAATTTTAGCAGGAGCGAATGGCGACCAGTGGACATATATAGATAGAGACGAGGCTGTAAAAAAAGGAAGCTCTACTATAACAGTAGAAGATAGCGTCATAAAACTTGGCGATATAGTTACCTTTTATCACCCAACGGGCGACCCATTTCCGTCTTATAGCAAGGTAGTCGCTATAATAAAGCTGATGAATATAATTTATAATCTTGATTTAGAGTTTGAGTCGATAGAGTGGGCCGACGCCCCGTTGATACCTGATAACCAACCGACCGTTAACCCTGATGCCAGAACACCGAGTGCGGCAAAAGCGGAGGTAAACGGAATTTTAGACTATTTAGGCACACAAGCTATTATATCAGACCCTGAGACCGCTAAGAAGAAAACAACCGCACAGATAAACCCTACAAATCCTGATAGACTGGATATAGTGGTAACGGTGCAACTATCGGGAAACAGCAATATAAAGGCTGTTACTATAAATTTTGGCTATTTTGTTGGAGGTGCTAACTGATGAGCGTAGGCGGTTCGATTGAGTCTGTGACTATAGACGGCGTTATTTTCGCTGTTACGGCTGATGCAGATGTAACAAGGCATTTAGGGGGCGACCAGAACGAAGTGGAAACCAACGGCGACGGTAGCTCAAGAATAATAAAAACGAAAACAGCGTGGAAACTCGATGGGCTTGTTTTAAGTATAGATGACTTAAGAGAAGACCAAGAATTTTTACAAGCCCATGCAGACCTAAAAAGCTTTTTTACAGTGCTAATAAGCTTCGCATCAGGGGCTAAATACGACGGGCAAGGGCAAATAACGGGCGATTTAGTGTTCTCAAGTAAAGCCACAACAGCTACCGTGAGTTTTACGGGTACTGGTAAGCTATCGAGGCAGTCATGAGTATAGTAGTAAACAGCGAGCTAGCCGAAAAAGAATTTTTTAGATTTGCGGATAGCATGGGTATTGATGTAGATGTTGACGATATGGAACACGATGACAAACAGTCTTTTTTTAATAGTAAAAAAATCATTATAAAAGCTATTATGTTCGGAAGTCTAATTATTAACGACAACGGCGAGCCTGTTTTCACACCGCAACGAAGCGAGAATCGTGATCCTATAACTTTTTATGAACCTACTGGAAAGTCTATTTTATCTATGGACAAAAGGGGAAAAGGTCAAGATGTTGCTAGAATGTATGAAGTGCTTGGAGAGATAACTAAAACACACGCGCAGAAATTCGCCAATTTAAAAATATCTGATTTAAAAATTTGCCAAACGATATCCATATTTTTTTTGGTATAACGTCTGTTCTATTGGTACGCCATGGCGAAGACGAAAAGTTGCCAAAGGGCAGACATACGCTTTTAACTGTGGCTAAAGAGATGTTGTTACAAATAACTAGAGATTACAACGGCTTAGGCGACTTTAGAGAGTTAAAGTGGCATGAAATTTTATTTTTTTATGATGGGCTAAGGCAAGAACTGCGGGAGGCGACAAAACCAAATGGCTAACAAATACACGATCGAAAATGTTTTTAAAGCTGTTGATAAAGTGTCAGCTCCAATCTCTAAAATGCAAAATAGGATTATGAAGTTTACTAATTCTATCGGGAGGGGATTCTCTAAAGCCAACCGTTTTGTTGATAAACTCACGGGGAAGCTAAAAAATATAGCTAAAAGCGGAGCTTTGGTCTTAGCGGGAGCGATGACCGCCATCGGGCTTGCTATTGAAAAAACCGCAGAAAGAGCCGATGTACTAGCAAAGACCGCCCGCACGATAAACATGCCGATAGAAGACCTGCAAAAATTCCAATTTATAGCAGAGCAGAGTGGGATATCATCAGACTCTTTAACAAAATCGCTCGGCATTTTAGATAAGCAAATAGGTCAAGCAAAAACAGGAACCGGGACACTTGTCACGATGTTAAAAAAGTCAAACCCGGTTTTACTAAGACAATTGGCGGCCGCCAAAAATACCTCGGAAGCTTTTACGCTTATGAATAAAGCGATAAAAAATACTAAAAACCCGACAGACAGAGCCGCTTTGGCTTTCGCTGCTTACGGCAGACAGGGGCTAGCGATGACTAATGTTGCTAACTTATCATCAAAACAGCTTAAAGCTTTAAGCAAAGAAGCGGAAAAAAATGGCATTATCACAGAGAAGCAGGCACAAATGGCCGAGGCTTTTGACGACCAGCTGAACTCTTTAAAACACACTATGCAGGGCGTTTTGCAAGAGGCAATTTTGCCGATGCTTCCGACTTTACAAGAATACTTGAGATTGACGCAAGATTGGATAATGAATAATAAAGCCCTTATAAATACCGATATAAAAGAGATTATAATGGGAGTAGGAAACTCCATAGCGTTTTTAGTAAAACACGGCAAAACAATAGGAGAGGTAGTAGTTGCTTTAATCGCCCTATCTTTAGCCATAAAAACGATAAATGCAATAATGATAATAACTAATGTGATTATGGCCGCCAACCCTATAGGAGTTATAATAGCTGGTGTGGCTTTACTAACGGCGGGTATTATACTTCTTATTAAATACTGGGACAAATTAAAAACGGCTTTAGAAAACACTAAAGTTTTTAAAATGTTCTCGAAATTTTCCGGTGGTATTAAGTCGTTTTTTGGTGTAAAAGATGACACTGATAAAAAAGACACGGCGACAACAGCATCTGTAGTAAGTCCACAAGCTAGGGTTTCCAAGGCTTTTAGCGAGTCTAAAACTACTGCTAAAACGGAAGTTACTATCAAAGATGACACGGGAAAAGCCAAAGTTACTAAAGGCTCTTTGGGTGGCGGTTTAAAACTGCAAAAATCGGGGGCTTTTTAGTGAGTTGGCAAGATAGACTACAAAAAGCGGCTTATATATCACCGCTAGGCTTTAGGCGTGTTTTTCACTATGAAGATGTAAATATAAGCTTCATAAAAAAGACAGCGGACTTTGAGTTTCCCGCAAAGGACGGTAGCTATGTTCAAGATTTAGGAAGAGCTGGCAGGCGAATACCTCTGCGAGTCGTTTTATGGGGTGATGACTATGATAAAGAGGCATTAGCTTTTGAAGCGACCCTGCTTGAAAAGGGGGTCGGAAGACTAGAACACCCGATTTATGGAACTATTAATGTTATACCATTTGGAGATATAAAACGAAGGGATGATTTAAAAACATCAGCTAATCAGGCTATTATTGAAGTAGAGTTTTACGAGACTATTTTCGAGCTTTACGCCGGGGCTTTAACAGACATTTTAGATGATATTTTTAAACTTGTGGACTTATATAACGACGCTTCTTCTGGTCAGCTAGATGCTGAAGTTATAGTAGATACGGTCGTACAGGATGCATATTTTAGAAATTTTTATGGAGAATTAATCGGCGGAATAACTGGAAGCTTAGGAGGCATAGCTAATTCAGATGAAGCGGTAAGAACGCAGTTTAACGCTACAAGTCAATCGATGACTCAAGATTTAGAAAGTACGGCGGATATAGACACTAAAATTTTAGGAAGTCAAACAAATATTTTAATACAGCTACCCGCTAAGGTTTCAACAATTAATATTGATGCTAGGTACGGTGCGTATTTATCGCTTTTTCAGGGCGTATTAGACTATACAGCCGATAACATACAAATCGAGCAGATAACTAACAAGGAGATAAACGAATTTTTTAGCCGTGATATGCATGCTGGATCGTATTTAGCGGGGATAATAGTAGCTATTTTAAATACAAGATTCGAATTGAAAAGCGAAGTTTTAACATACCTTGATAATATAAACGAGCTGTTCACGCAGTGGACAGACTGGAGAGAGGCTAACTACGCTTTGCTAGGCTCAGAAGATGTCGGCGAGATGTACGGCACTTTGCAACAAACCGTGGCTTTAACAAGTAGCTTTTTAGTACAAGAGTCTTTTGATTTAAAAACTGAAAAAACTATTATTTTAGATAGAGACAGGGCGCTACTTGAGCTTGTAGCGGAACTATACCAAGATATAGATAACGACACGATAGACCTTTTTATAAAAACAAATAGCTTATCGGGCGACGAAATTTTAGAGCTACCACGGGGGCGACAGGTTGTCTATTATGTATAAGATACTACAAGGCGACACGCTAGAAAAGATATCAAAAAAAATATACGGCACGGGCATTCATGACGACCATATATTGCGGGCTAACCCCGGGCTGACTTCTACGCTGATACCGGGTACTACAATCGCTATTCCGAAACTTCCAGATTATCCGGGAGATTTACCGCAAATTCTAGGGATAAAAGAGGTTGAAGATGTACAGGTATATATCGACGGCAACCGTTTTGAATTTTGGACGGATGTAGAGATAAATTTAAGCTTGGATAGTATAGATAGCTTTGTTTTTTCCGCACCTTTCGACCCTTACGCACCCGGTTTTAGGGAACTTTTTAAGCCGTTTACTTTTAAAAAATTAATTTTGAATGTCGGAAAAGAAAGGCTTATAACGGGAGTTATCGTCGGCAATCACCCAAGCCTTGATGCAAACAGCAACACAATATCAGTATCGGGATACGCAACACCGGGCATTTTACACGACTGTAATATGCCGATAAATAGCTACCCGATAGAGTACAACACAGTTAACCTGCGAGATATAGCAAAAGCTCTAACCAAACCTTTTGGCGTGGATACTATTTTTAAAAGCGAACCAAAGGGAAATTTTGAACAAATAGTTTTAAATGCAACCGATAAAATTTTTGACTTTTTAGCAAAACTAGCTAAGCAAAAAAATTTTATTATGTCAAATAACGAATACGGGGCGTTAACTTTTTTTCAAGCGATAACAGACACAAACACAACCGTGGCTGACCTAAGCGAAGGAAAAGCACCGTTGATGTCTATAACGCCAAACTTTAACGAACAAGAATATTACAGTCATGTGACTGGGCTAGCTTACGAGTCTATAGCTACTATCGGGGATAAGTACACAATAAAAAATCCTTTTTTAAAAGATGTTATAAGACCTTTCACATACACAAATAATAACACCACAGCTTCAGATTTAAAGACAGCCGTAGAAGCTAAAGCGGGGAGAATGTTTGCGGAGATGGTGTCCTATTCTATAGAAGTTTCGTCATGGCATGACCAAAATAACGATTTGTGGAGACCGAACACAGTAGTTTCTTTATACGCTCCACGGGCGATGATATACGAAAAATATTATTTTGTGATTAGGTCTGTATTTTTAAAGAGAGATAAAAGCAGTTATACGGCGACTCTAGAGCTAGTGTTGCCCGGCTCTTTGAGCGGGATAATCCCGACGGAGTTGCCATGGGGCTAATAGCAAGACTAGTCGAGATAAAAAATAGAATTTTAAAAGTGGATTTGAATAGTAATAATATTGTGTCGACTTGGCATTTTCAGCCTGCGGGAGATGACGCCCCGCCTCTTATAACGGATAAAGCTTTTGTGAGTGAAACAAAAGGAGCGGACGCTTTTGCCTCGCTTGGTTTTTACGATACTAAAAACAGTGGCGTAGCGGAAAAAGGAGAAAAGCGGATTTTTAGCCGTGGAAGCGACGGGCTAAAAATAGCAGAAATTTACCTAAAAAAAGATGGGTCTATTAATATAAGCGGGGGTAGTGGTACAATACATATAAAAACAAGCGGAGAAATAGAACTAAGTAACGGTAGCGGAAACATAAAATTGACCCCGGGCGGAAAGCTAGAGATAAACGGGGCGGACTTTTTAAGTCATACCCACAGCGGGGTAACGAGCGGAACAGAAGACACAGGTGGGGTTGTGATTATATGAGTGATATAAAACTTTTTCAGACAAATGATGATGGTGAGGTAACTTTTCAAAACGGTGATTTAATACAATCTACAGGAATAGAAACGGCGGTTTATTTGTCACTTTTTGGCGGAAATATCGACGACGGCGGGCATGACGACATAACAAAAGAATACTGGGCGGATTTAACAGAAAACGACTCGGCTTATAAATACAGAAGCGAAACACAGCATATTTTAGCTAATAATGTGTTAACTACGGCAGAATTAAGAAGAATTGAGCAAGCAGTTAAAAGGGATTTGCAGTGGTTGATTGATACGAATACGGCAAAAAGCATTTTAGCAGAAGCTAGCTCGCCCGTGATAGATAAATTAAAGCTTGATATTTTTATAGATGAGCTAAAATTGGAATATGTGGAGACATTAACAAATGGCTAGTATACCTACGGTTAAAAGCATTATTAATAATATAAAAGCTTCTTATCAAGCTACCTTTGGTCAAGCAATATCAATTTTACCCAAATCTTTTTTATATGTAACCGCTAAGGTGCTTGGCGGGCTATACATAACGCTTTATAAATACGCAGGTTTTTTAGGTCAGCAGATGTTTATACGGCTAGCATCATCTAAAGAGATAACGCTAAACGGGGTTAAAGTGATTCCGCTTATAGAGCTGGGGCGACAGGAAGGGGTCACAGACCCAACAGACCCGGTATCTGCTCAATACCTAATCGCTATAACAGTAACAAATCAAATCGGTTTTTTGCCTTCTGGTTCTATTTTAGTAGGCGAAAAAAACGGCGTGACATATATAACTATAGGCTCTACAGCTTTAGGTGCTGATACTGTTTACGCCACGGTTAAAGCAGTTAGCGACCAATCAGGCGGAAACGGGGCGGGGATAATTGGAAATCTAGACATTGGGGACTATATAAATTTTGTTAATCCTCTTGCTAATGTCGAGACTAGAACGATAATCGACAGCCAAACAATAACGGGCGTAGACGGCGAGGACATAGACACCGTCTATCGCCAGCGAGTTTTAGACAGACGCCAAAAGCCACCGCAGGGTGGGGCATATTCTGATTACGAGCTATGGGCAGAGTCACGCCCGGGGATAATAAATGCCTACCCATACACGGGAGACATCCCCGGCGTAGTAGACACATACATAGAAGCGAGCGTGAGCAGTTCTGGTAACCCTGATGGCTTCCCTACACCTGCACAAATCGCAGATGTGGCCGCATATATAGAGTCGGTGCGCCCAGCAACAGCCTTTGTGAATATACTCTCTATTACTCGGCTACCCTTTAATGTCGAGGTTTTTGATTTAGAAGTGGACGATATAGGGCTAGTTAAAGATGATATAGAAAAAGCTTTAATTCAATTTTTCTTATCTCGTGAGCCGTTTATACCGGGTCTGTCTATCTTGCCAAGAGCGGATAGAGTGACAAGAAGTGCCGTGGGTGGTATTGTTCAAGATGTTGTTGACTCTTTCGGCGGAATTTTTGCTGGTGTGTCGTTAAAGATAGAAGCAAATCCAATAGAGATTTACTCTTTAGCTGAAGGTGAAAAAGCAAAGCTAGGCGTTTTGAGTTTCCCGGTATGATAAATTTTTTATCGCTATTTAAGAGGCTACTACCGCGAGCCAAGGCGTGGAGCTTAACGGCTTCTAAAGATTTGCAAAAATTTTGGCAATCTTTGACTGTGGTTGGAGAAAATTTTAAAGATTACGCACTACAAGTAATTTTTAAAGATTATTACGCTTTTAAAACCGAAAAATTAGACGAATGGGAGTTAGATTTTGGACTTGTACAGTCTAATTTGAGCGATGAAGACAGACGGAAACGACTGGACTCGGCATGGAAAGCCACGGGCGGGCAAACTATCGCATATATACAGAGCGTTTTGCAAAAAGCGGGGTTTGATGTGTATCTTCACGACTGGTGGGAACTCCCGCGCGATAGCGTTCCAGTGACTCGCAATCCGCTCGCATATTTACGCCGTACTTATCTACCGCACGGCTCTGTTTTAACCGTGGGTAATGCTTTAGCGATGTGCGGGAAAGCCGAGGCGATGTTTGGAAAACTAGAAGAGAGGACATCTTACCCGCTTGTCAATAAGATTGACACCGTAACAAAGCGTATATCGTTGACCTGTGGGAGTGCTAGGGCTATGTGCGGAAAAGCCGAGGCGATATTTGGCACTTTTGATAGATTTGTTTTTGCAAAAAAAGATTATGTTATCCCGCTCGACCAGTACTATTGGAATTTTTTCTTATATATAGGCGGGGCTACTTTTCCAGACACAGCCCAGATATCGCATATAAGAAAAGATGAATTTGAAAATTTATGTTTAAAACTGTGTCCTAATCACATTTGGCTAGGAATGTTAATCACTTATATTTAAGAGGAGAAAAAAATGGCTATAAAACCTGATGTGTCTTACCCGGGTCAAGTTGAACCCGCAAGCCCAGCGTATCCATGGGGTGGTGCTAAAGATGAAACAGTACCAGGGGCGGAAGATGGAACACCTGTAAAACAATCGTGGCTTAGCGATGTGTGGGGGTTTTTGCAAGGACTTTTAAAAACAACGGATATAACGCCGACTGGTACGCCTGATACAGCTATAGCTTCGCAATATAGGGATGCTATCGGCATAATGTCTGCATCAAATTCTAGACCGATAGGGGTTTTAAGTAATAATATAGCTACGCCGAATTATAAGCTTGATGCCGAGGCTGATATAATATGGGACAGCGGTTTTACTACTCTAATGAAGACTACTGCAACTTTTACAAAGGATATAGGCCAGGTGTGGATGGCAGGAAATGGAAACGGCGGGCGACCTTCTACCATCGCTCTTCCAGTTGATACATGGCTACATTTTTTTAAGATTATGAACTCTACTACTGGAGCTGTTGACTACGGCTGGAGCGATACGCTAGATGCATCTAAGCTTTTAGCGGATAGCGGGTATGATTTATATAGATATAAGGGCAGTAATTATTTTACTTCTGCTGGTTTTATAGCCTCTTTTAAGCAAGTCGGAAATGTTTTTTATGTTACGGTGCGAGAGCTTAGTTACAAAGCGTTTCTTACGACAGCGTATACGACTATCACTTTAGCTTTACCGCAAAATGTGATTTTAGAGGCTAAAGTTCTTATACTGGTAAATCCTGCCGATAATCAGACAAACGGAATATTTTTTAGGCATACAGGCACGACACTAGAAGGGCGAGTACTAGAAGTCGGAGGGAATAATTTTAATATCGGAACTACAGAAGTTAGTCTTTTAATTGATGGAACTGCTAGCATAGAACATAAACGCACTGGCCCCGATTTAGCCACGTATAATATAAATGTTCGGTCCTATAAAGATTTTTTAGTGGCTTAATAAAACCTTAAGGTTCGCATGATATCTTGGTTTTTTTTACTACAATTTTAGGAAAAATTATGATATATTTTTTAAATATTTTACTATTATGTGTTGTTACTATCTCGCAGACAAGTTATGCGGCCGTGTATGATAGAAAACCACTACAAATGGACGGGGCTATTAGGGTTTTAGCTACTAGACAAACAAAAACTTTTGAGCTTCCTGCAGTTTTTAACAAAAAAGAGCTCAGGGAAGATATATCCCCTTTTTATTGTAAGTTATGGACGGATTATAGGGGAGAGCGAGGTTTAGGTGCACATATTTTTTCTTTTTCTATGTATGGGCTTGTGCAATACCCAGGCGGAAATTTTGACACACAAATGCAAATTCCCCTTGCTAAAGATGCGTATATAGTATTTAGTAACGGTGGGTATTTAAAAGAAGAATATATGCGCGACGGGATAGAAATTAGCTTTGAAGTTAGCAACGAAAACTGTTCTTATAAAGACCCGGTATGTACTCCAACAGTCGATAAGCACCTTTTTATGCAATGCTTTAAGGGTAGTCCACCATCTACAGCTACTACAGCTCCAATCAAGCGTTAAGCTGTGCTTTTATGTAAGCATCCGTTATAGCCGAAACATCGGTTAATTCCGCCTGCGGAGAGCCACGCAAAACGAATAACTTCGGCTTTCCGCCGTCGGGCATTATGAAAGAATTTACACGCCCATTTGGTAGCCCTCGATGCCAGTCGTAACCTAACGCCCTCATCATTTCACGGCGTTTATTTAACTGTATTTTTCTACGCAATCCGTCGATTAGTTTTGCGAGAGCCATCGACGACACCCACCCACCTCTGAAACCTATACGACCTTCTTCTATCGCTTCAACTATTTCTTGCTCGACTACGCCGAGCGTGGCGGTTATAGCGAGTTGAGTGCTTGAGGTTTCGGGTGCTCGGTGGCATTTTCCTGCGGGGTTAAATTCGGCCGGTATCTGATAAGTTGCTAAGAAGTTGTGAACATACGCATAGCCGACATCATGTAGCCAACCGTATAATGCGGGGAAATAGTCGCCATGGAGTCCATCGGCTACAATATCTGTCATCTCCTGCTGTTTACAATAAAAAATAGCGAAACGCCTGTCGTTAGCCGTCTTGCGTATAGCATCTTGGTGATTTGAATTTATGATAAAATTAGCACATATATCGGCTGTTATCTGGTCGACCCCTTTTGCTTGTATCTCGATACCATCCCCGCCTGTAATCATTGGTTTTAGCGTTTCTATTATTGACCGTTTATCCTCGGGAACATAAATATCCTCAACACCGATAAATAATTTATTTAGCAACCACGCATTAAATTTGTTGTCTAAATCCGCCGCTTTGGGAAAATGTACGTATTTACGCCCGATTGCTTGAGCTACGCACCTTGTAAAAAGGGTTTTTCCGTTGCCTTCCGCCCCCTGTAGCAATGGGCACCACTGGAATTTTATTCCTTTGTGTTGTATGCAGGCAGATAGATAAGATAAAAGGATTATTTGATCACGCTCTATCGGTAAAATTGTGTTTAAATGTTTTAAAAAAGGCGTAACATCGCCCACGGTGCGTGGCGTGTCTATCGGAACATGAACATTCACAAGACTCCGCCCCCCTTCTGTGACTATAGCTCCTGACCTCTCGAGTGGTCTAAAGCATTGCGATTGTACTTTAGACGGGCGTAGTGCTTGGCTTTCTGTGAAGGCTTGCCAAGCGTTGCAGGTCGATTTTGAGTTGAGCGAGTCTATCGCAAAACAATAGCCACCATAGACGGTTTTAAATTGCTCGGGTTTTAATAGGTCGCCCGCAGGTGTAAAAGCTCTATGTATATCTTGGATATAAACACAGCCCGCGAAGTGCGAGAGCTGTTGTTGCGGACTCAAAAATTGGTATCCTGCTCTAATCCCGGCCTCGCCAGCGACCGTTTCCGCCGTTGAAGCAGTAGCCACGGGCGTTACATGTTTATTATATGTTGTTTTTTGTTTTAAAATTGCGTAGTTTATCGTCCTGTGCAGATAGTCCTCCCGCTTCCATTTATCTCGAACTAGCGACGATAAAAGCATTATTCTATGCATTTGTTCCGCATTTCTAGCAGTCCAAAAGGCGAGATGTTGAGCTAGGGCCGCATCGGCTGTTGAGTAGTCATAGTCTCTTATGCCGTCATTTGTCGGATATTTTTTAGCAAGTATTTTAACATCACGGGTCCATAGGGCTTTAAAATTACATTCGCTATAAAGTGGGTTTTTAGACTTTAAAGCGAGAGCTATCAGCGTGCTGTCTTCTGTGGTTATATCACGCTGTGGCGTTTCTTGCTCTATAATATCCGCAGGTTTAAAATGTTTTTCTATTGTTGTCTCGAGCTGTGTTGTGCAGTCTATCGAGCTGTCGCCCACGGCTTGCGTTCCTGTTAGAGCTACATAGCGACCTGATGTGTATAATTCTATGCCAAATTCTTTATTTTTGCACAGGTGCAGAGGTTCTTCTCCGATATAACTCCCGATGATATGCAATCCCCGACCAGACTTTGACACTTCTACATAAGCACCCTTGAAAACTTCTATTAGTTCAGTTGCGATCGGCTTCCAATTCCCCGAGTTATCCACACAGTTATCCACATCTATAAAAAAAAGAGAGTCATTTTTTGTAAAAATAAAACCTACGGCTCTACCGCCTGCCGACGCTTCTTCGTAGCTCACGGCTAGCGTGGTGTCTGTAATGTCAATAATTTTTCCGTTCCGTGGGTTTATCGGCAATTTTTTATCCGCAGAATAATTTATAAATTGTTTATAGCGATGCAAGAGCTCTCTCCTTTAATTCTTGTGATATATCAGCTATTAGCTTATCTTTACAGACTAAAGCTTGAGCGATTATTATTAAGTTTTCTGTTTTTATAGCACGCAAAACAACCTCCTTTTTTAGATTATCTAATTTTCTAAAATAGTACGGCACAGACGGCGGAGAAACTCCGGCTCTATCTGCAACATCAGCCTGCGTTATTTGCCGATAGCCTTTCTCTTCTGCGACTTTAACGGCCGCATCAATAATTTTTGTGTAAGTACTCATTTTTAAAACCCCAAATATTTTTTTAATAAAGAGACATCATTTATAAAAAAACCATAGCCTCCATTTTTTCTAACGATTTCTAAAAATCGTTCTTGTGCTAGCTCTTTTAATGTTCCCGTAAAAACCCAGCCTTCTTTTTTCGCCTCGATAGCTATAAAACGACCAGTAGAAGTCAGACCGATTAAATCGCTTGATTTTATGTTTTGGTTCATTCTATAGCTATCATTAGCTAGCCCGTATCTAACCAAACGCCCATCAGGGGCGTAGGTCGCTCCCGTATTATTGCGCCACAGGGTCACGCCAAGAGAAGGGGCTATAAGTCGTATTTCTTGAAGCACTATTTTTTCATTTTTTTTCATTTACACTGTACCCGTCTTTATATGCGCAAATTACTGTTTTTTGTCCGTTTTCATCGTATTCCGCAGCAACGCCATTTAATTTATCGTTTTTATACGGAACTTCGAATTTTTTTTGCCCGTCCTCGCTGTATGATATATAGATGCCGTTTAATTCATCGTTTTTATATGCCCATTCACGCATTTTCTGACCATTTTTGTAATATTCCGTAGAAATGCCATCTAATTTATTATTTTTAAAGGTATCTTCTTTCTTTTTTTTACCATTTTCTTGATACAGAATACGAACTCCGTATTTTTTATCATTTTTATATTCGCAACTTATGGATTTTTGTCCGCTTTTATACCACCCTTCAAGAAGACCGGCTTTTTTCCCGGCTTTACAGGTATATGTATACCGTTTTTTGCCGCAGTCATACCAAATCGTATACGTCCCCGTTAATTTAAAAGTTTCTGAGACCCATTTAGAACCGTTCGATTTAGCTATATATAGCTCGTTTAAAATTTGCGTATGATCTACTATGCCAATTTGCCCGTATCTACCGATAAACCAACACAAAACATCATCTGGGGCCTCGTTATCTAATAATTTTTTAAATGTTATTTTCATTTTTTTTCCTCTATATTTTTCTCAATTTTTTTCATTAGCTCTACCGCTTGATTTGCGGACAAAGACTGTGCCGATAAAACATCAATCCCGAAGATATGAAAGAAAAGCCTATGCCCCTCGTCATCTGTTTTTCCTTCTGCTTTGTTATATCCGCCCCACAGGGCTATAGCCTCACGCAGTTTTATTTGTGCCGTTTGGGTGTCATAATGTCGTTTACAAGCCGTTAAAATACCGATTTGCGGGCATTTTTTAAGCAACAACCGCTTTTTTAGCTCCTCGGCATCTTTAAAAATAGCATCGGCTTTTTCTCGTAATTTTTTTAAAGTTTCGGCGTTTAGCTCGATTAGGCTACCATCTGTATGCTCTGGTTGCGTGCGTGATTGTGGAGGGTCGTAATACCCGCACCACGGGCAACATTTGTATATGCGTAGGTATAAGCTAGTACATCGTATGCAGGTTTTTACGGGTATTTGTGGCGTTTTGTCGCTCTTTCTACTCTGTGACATTAGTCCCCAGCTTCTCGGAGAATCGGGCAAACCGTGTCGCATAACATTGCCTGCGTGGTCTATTATTATTGCGTGCGTTTTACCTTCCATTGGTCTCAAAGCCCTACCGAATTGCTGGGCAAAAAGCCCGTATGATTGCGTAGGGCGTGCCATGGATACTACTTCTATTGCTGGCAAGTCAAAGCCCTCGCCGAATAAGTCCACATTAACTAATTGCATAATTTCACGGTTTCTAAAACGGCGTAAAATTTCAACTCTTAGCATATCCGAGGTTTTAGCACAAACCATATCAGCGGGAACGCCAGCAGAGTTAAATCTCGAGGCTACTTGCGAGGCGGTGTCTACATCAGTCACGAAAGTTACGCCAAGCTTACCGCAAGCTATCTTTTTATAATGTTCTACCACATCGCCCACGATGTGCGAGTGCTGTACGGCTGAAACGAGGGGCTTGTGGCTATATTCTCCGCTTGTAGTCACTTTTACGGAGTCTAAATTTAAGTCAGAGGGCGGGGCGTAAATTCTATAATCCGTTAGATACCCTGAATTTATTAGATGACGCATATTAGTGCCAACAATTAAATCATTAAATACTCCGTCTGACATTTGCCCCAGCCCTAGCCCATCGGTACGCATTGGCGTTGCGGTTACCCCGAGTCCTCGAGCGTTTGGAAACATGGTTACAGCCCGCCCCCACTTGTTTTTTTTAGTTATGTGGTGGGCTTCATCTATGACCCATAGCTTCACAGCTTTTAGCCACAAAGAGAGCTGATCGCCCCTTCTTATTATAGTGTCAACGCCTGCGACCCCGCATTTAGCACAAGAGTCATAAAAAGAACGACCAACCTCCCGCACATGTAGCCCGATTATTTCACGGCGGACACTGTCGGGGGCTATTATATGATGTTTTACCCCATTTGACGCAAGTGCGAGCGATATCTGCCCCACCAGCTCTCTTCTGTGTGCGATAGCACACGAGGGGGCGTTGGTTTCTGCTATAATACTTGAAAAAATAACTGTTTTTCCCGCTCCCGTTGGGAGCACAGCAAGAACATTTTTATTGCCAGCTTGCCAGCTAGCTAAAATTTGCTTTTTTAGAGATATTTGATAATTTCTTAATGTTGTTGACATAGTCAAAGGATACCATATAATACCATTTTATCAATAGAAATTTTTAGGAGATATTAAAACATGAAACTAATTTTAAAAATACCCGAGGGGATTACTGATTTAGATTTAGAGCTCAGGATTATGCCAAAGCAAGCCGAGCAAGCCGAGCAAGCCGAGCAAGCCGAGCAAGCCGAGCAAGCCGAGCAAGCCGAGCAAGCCGAGCAAGCCGAGCAAGTCGAGCAAGTCGAGCAAGTCGAGCAAGTCGAGCAAGCCGAGCAAGTCGAGGAAGCCGAGGAAGCCGAGCAAGCCGAGCAAGCCGAGTATATGGGGCATATACCGCCCGAATACGCCATGCCCGAAGAAGACGACGAGCAAGAAGAAGAGCTAGACACAGATGGCATTCCTTGGGATGCAAGAATCCACAGCGGGGCGAGGTCAAAGCTCGTGACCGGCGTTTGGAAAGTAAGAAGGGGTATGAACCCTGCGTATGTCGCTGGCATTTTAGACGAGCTAAAGCAAACTATCGCTAAAGAGCCACAACAACCAGTGGAGACTACACCCGAGGAATTTACAGATATAAAAACAGTCCAGTGGCTGATAACTTATGTGACTTCTAAAATTGCTGAGGGTAAACTGTCACAACAAGATATAGTTAGCGTTTTAGCAGAAACGGGGGTACATAGTTTGCAATCACTACATGCAAATCCTGCTCTTTTGCCTGAAGTTTCAAGAGCTATACAGAAAAGAGTAGCCGAAAATGGGTAGTTATCTGAGTCTTTCGCCGTCTTCAGCGGCGAGGTGGGTTGTTTGCCCTGCATCTGTAGCACTGCAAGCAGAGTACCCACGCCAGCCTGACTCTGTGGCTTTACAAGAAGGAATTGCATCACATGAATTAGCTGAAAAAGCTTTAAAGGGATATCTAAGAAAAGGTAAAATTGACTTTTCTTTTTTAGAAGCTCAAGAAGTGGCATCAAACGGCTATATTATCACGCAAGAGATGAAAGATGCGGTTAAACTCTATATAGAAGATATATTCAAAACGCATATTGGTAATAACTTGGTCGGTTCTGAAAGAAATGTAGAGTTTTTTCTAGCTTGTGAAAAGATACACGCAAGATGCAAGGGCGTTATTGACTTTTGGGCATCGTCTGAAGACTTTAAAAAATTAGTAATCTGGGATTTTAAATATGGCCATTCACCAGTTTCTGCGTACGAAAACTGGCAACTTTTATGCTACGCTGTGAGCCTGTGCTACGCATATCAAGTCAATAACGACACTATAATAGAGCTTAGAATAGTACAGCCCCGTGCGTACGGAAAAACTCTTTCAGTGTGGTCCTTACAAGCGAGTAGCATCGGAGCTTATCATGAAAAGCTTAAAAAAGCGGCGGATAACGTATTAAGCGATAGCCCCACGGCTTGCGTAAGCGAACAATGCCGGTATTGCAGAGCTTCGCACGGTTGCAGAGCTTTGCAAGAAGCCTCGCTAAAAGCTACGCATACAGCTAAAGAATACTCAACACCAAACGAAATTAACGGCGTTGGGCTTTCATATGAAATAGGGTATTTAAAAGAAGCACAGGATATTTTAAAATATAGGCTTGATGCACTTGAAGCAGAAGCTAAGAAACAAATCTCGGAAGGGCGATCAGTACCGGGCTTTTGTTTAGAGCCTACTTTTTCGTCTTTAAAGTGGTCGAAGTCTATAGAAGAGATAAAAGCCCTTGCCGAGCTGTTTGGAATTGATAGTACTAGAATACTAAAAGCACCAGAACTTATCACCCCGACCCAAGCCAAGAAAATTCCTGAACTAAAGGAGCTTATTCCGTCTTATGCCAGCTCTGAAAAAACAGGAATGAAATTAGCAAAACTAAACCAAAACGATATTATTAATAAATTAGGAGAAAAATATGACAACTGAAATTTTAACGCCCGTAGGGCGACTAGTACAGGGCAGTCTTACAAAAGGCTACGATAAAGACGCCGAGGGACGACCTTTAAAAACACAAGCTGGAAATCCCAGAGTCAAATACTTTATGGCTCTTGCGATACCGAAGACAGACGCCAGTATAAACGCAATTTTTCAAGCGATTGCTACAGAGGCTCGTATCTCTTTTCCAACTCTTTTCGACGCTAATGGGAACTGTAGTAGCCCTCTTTTTGCGTGGAAATACACCGATGGCGACACAAAACCCGAAAAAGAGGGATTTGCGGGGCATTGGATTTTTAATTTTAGCGGTGGGTACGCTCCGACCATATACAACGCTGGCGGAAAGGGGATTAAACTCGATGCGGATACTATAAAATGCGGACACTATATAAGAATAGCGGGAACTATTGCGGGTAACGACTCCTCGCAACGCCCGGGCGTGTATCTGAACCCTAAAATAATTGAGTTTATAGGTTATGGAGCAGAAATCGTGCAGGGGATGGACGGGGCTTCCGTTTTTGGAGGTACTCCTGCGACCGTGCCGAGCTATGTACAAACTACGCCAACCGCACCGACAGGCTCTGCGATGTATCAACCACAGCAACAGCAAGCACCTGCTCCAGCATATCAGCCACCATGGCAACCACAGCAACAGCAAGCACCTGCAGTCGCTCCGCACCCCGGTTTTTTAAACACGACTCCGCCATATGTCAACAATAATAACGATTGACTTTGAGACATATAGCGAAGCGGGATATATTTTCGCTGAAAACCGCTGGAAACCAACCTCCGCCTCGCCCCCTTACGGGCTTGGTGCGGTGGGGGCGGCGGTTTACGCAGAACACCCATCAACCGAAATTTTATCGCTTGCGTATAGCCACAATGGGGGTGTGAGCCTATGGACACCCGACGACCCCCCTCCCGTGGCTCTCTTTGAGCATATAAAAGCGGGGGGTTTGGTTGAAGCGTGGAACTCGGCGTTCGAGTTTTATGTGTGGCACTTTGTAGCTTGTCGCAAGCTCGGATGGCCATCGTTGCCGTGGCAACAACTGCGCGACCCTTCGGCGAGAGCAAGAGCTGTAGGACTGCCAAGCGGGCTAAGTGCCGTCGGCGAAGTCTTACACTCTGGACAGAAAAAAGACAGCACGGGAACTCGGCTTATAAATAAATTTAGCAAACCTCGGCAACCGACAAAACACGACACACGCACACGCACGCAACTACAAGACGACCCACAAGACGCCCAATTATTATATGATTATTGCGCGCAAGATGTGCGAGCCGAGCAAGCTATAGCCTCTACGCTTCCCGAGTTATCACCGTTTGAGCTTAATGTTTGGTTGCTAGACCAATTAATAAATTATCGTGGCGTTCATGTTGATAAAACGGGGCTTAACGCTCTGATAGAAGTGGTAGAAGAGTCAGCTAAAAAATATAAACAAAGGCTACATGAAATAACCAACGGAGCTGTTTCGGGTGTTGCTGAACTAGCAAAATTTAAAGCTTGGCTCGAAACCCAAGGCGTAAATTTACCATCTTTAACTAAAGAGACGGTAGCAACAGCTTTAACCACCGACCTCCCGCCACTCGCTAAAGAAGCCCTTCAAATACGCTCTTCTTTGTCTTCTAGCAGTGTACAAAAATTATATGCTTTTAAAAACCGTCTTGCTTCTGATAGTCGACTACACGGGCTTTTTTCGTATTGCGGGGCGACTCACACGGGGCGTTTCGCTGGGCGAGGAGTACAACCACAGAACCTGCCCAACTCGGGGCTAAGCGTGAATGCTTGTGGGGGGTGTGATCACACTTACCGCATATCCGCCGATACTTGCCCCTGGTGCGGAGCTTCTGAGGCTTTTAGCGACAAGACCGACTGGGACTTATCGTCTACAGAGGGTTGCTTGACAATAGCCGAGACATACGGACTTGATGGGGTTGAGTCGTTTTACGGCGATGCTTTCAAGTCCGTGTCGGGGTGCTTGCGTGGGCTACTTTGTGCATCTCCGGAGCACGACCTTATATGCTCTGATTACTCTTCTATAGAAGCTGTGATTTTAGCAGAACTCGCAGGCGAGCAATGGCGTCAAGAAATTTTTAGGACAGATGGCGAGGACATATACAAAAATTCTGCTAGTAAACTTTTTAAAATTCCAGTTTCTTCTATCACTCCCACACAAAGAAAAGTGGGGAAAGTTGCTGAGTTAGCCTCGGGATATCAGGGAAGCGTTGGAGCTTGGAAAAAATTTAAAGCAGAAAAATATTTTAAAACTGATGAAGAAATTTTGTCAGCAGTGCGACAGTGGCGTGCCGATTCCCCTTCTATAGTGTTGTTTTGGCGGTCGATAGAAGACATAGCTAAAGCCTCTATAGCATGCGTGGGGCAGGCATATTCATATAAAAATATCGCTTTTCAAGCGACTGATAAAGCCCTTTATTGTTTGTTGCCATCAGGGCGTAAACTCACATATAATTCGCCTAGTTTAGTCCAAGACTACGAGGGGCGGACGCAGATTCAATACTACGCCACGGGAGTGCAAGGAAGCTGGCTACCACAGCTAACCTATGGCGGAAAATTAACGGAAAATATTGTGCAGGCTGTGGCTCGTGATGTTCTATGTTACGCTATGCTTTCTTTAGAGCAAGCAGGCTATCCAATCGTCATGCATATTCACGATGAGATTGTAGCTGAAGTCCCTGTGGGTGTGGGTTCTATAGAAAATTTTGAGTATATCATGTCAACAATGCCGCCATGGGCATCATCGTACCCTATCAAAGCTAAGGGGGGCTGGCGTGGAAAAAGATATAGAAAATAATTACATATTTATGTTGACAAGTGTACCAAGTCTGATACACTTAACATGTATTAATAACAAAAGGAGTAAAAATTATGACTATAGAATTTTATAAAACAACAGTCCCAACAAGCTTGGTTCTTAAAGAAATTTTTGGCGGAAAGCATTATAAAAAAGTTAAAATAAATTACGCCTTTATTTTAACCAGCGAAATTTTAAAATCAGATACTTTCTCAGAAGACGAAAAAAAGAAATTTGCTATTTTTATTACAACTCCTGAATCTTATTTTGAAGATGGTAATTTAGCACTATACCCAGCACCTATCGAAAAATATTTTGTGTCAAAAATTTTAGCAAAAAGATTAAAAGAGAAAAATAAATATATCGCCAAAGATAAAGAAGGTCGAAACTTTTGGTTTAGATTAGAAAGCGATTTTGATCAAACTTACTACGACTAAAATGGAAAAATATGATATCATAACCCCTATATATTATAGTATAGGGGTTAAATATGGCATTTTCAAAAAATAAGGGCCCGGGCGTCTCTGGTGGAGCCGGTGGAGCAGGAAACATAATCTATAAGGGGCTTATCATACAGCCCGCAGACTATGGCGACCTGGCAGAAATAGAAACCGGGTGGACATACACAATCGGTCTATCCGAGAGCATCGTCTCTTTGACATCGAGCGGGGGCATAGCCACGGCTACAGTATCGGCGTTGTTTTATGCTTCTTTTGTAGATAGCGAGACCATACGCATATCAGGAGCGAATGAAACAGAATATAACGGGGATTTTGTCGGAACTAAAATAGGCTCAAATCAGATAAATTATGGCATAACTGGAACTCCAGCGAGTCCAGCAACAGGCAGTATATCTGTAGGGTTTCCGCTACAAGTCACTGATGACGACCCCACTCGTACGGACACGGGTCAAACTTTTTCGCTAGGAGATGAGATCATATGGGACGGCGTAAAAAATTTATATTCATTGCTTGGAAGCGAGCGATTATGGGCAAAAAGCGGTAATGATTTGTCTCCTGTTCAAAATGATAATATAAAATTAGATGCTTCAAAAAATTATTATATAGGCGATTCAAAATTATCTTTTGATAGAGAAAAAATTATTTTTTTAGCAGGAAATGGCGATGACACAAAAAGCGGTCGTAGACCTGAATTTGCTATAAAAACATTAGAGACAGCTTTAACAAAGGCAAGTGCATTATCACCATCTGCTAGCAATATTATCACTATTAGAGTTATAGATGGTTCAACAATTGACATCTTAAAAGATGAAGTAGTCCCCTCTTATGTTAATATTTACGCTAAAAACTCTGATTTTGTGCATGCTGGTGCTTTTACGCTTTCAATCCGTGAAAATGTTGCACTTCTTTTTAGAGATGTAAAAGCGTTTAAATTTAACAAAATTGGCGTTGGCCGTTCTGTTTTAAAATGCCGAAATTTTGATACTGAAAGTAATATAAATGTTGGTAAAAAATTACAAGTTTCAGCAGAATCAAGCGAGTTAATCGTTAAAATTGATAATCTTTTAAACGCTTCTTTAGACATTAATGGCACAATTGCTGGGAACGCTGTTTTAGATATATCTTATTATGATAGAACTGCTACGCCTGATGGCATAGGCACTTACGGAACTATAGCAAAACGTAGTTATCAAAATGTTAATATTGACCAATCTTTATCAACAACAGCTAGTCCGACTTTTAATAAAGTGCAATCGACAAATGACCCAACAAATCCAGAAGATTTAACACGCAAAGATTATGTTGATAATGTTTTTGTCACTGCAAACTCTATGATTAGTCGTGCGGTAGTTTCAGGTCTTGAGATTGATTATGATGCTACTAGCGTTGTTAGTGCCGCCGGCTCTATAAAATGTGTCAATGCAGTTATCGTTAATGGAGACACCATAACTTTTAAAAATCACAACATTGAGCCAGTCACGGTGATAACTCTCACTGTCGGAACTGATTTTGCAGAAGGTGCAACTAGTCAAGATACTGCGATAAATCTGCGGAATGCGATAAATGCAAAAGCAGTTTTAAATACTTGGCTTGTAGCGATTGTTTTGCCTTCTCCAAATGATGATGTTGTGGCAATGTCCGCCCTTACTGGCGGTTTTGATGGAAATAAAATAGGATTGTTAACTAACGCCCCAACTGGCTTTATTTTATCAGCACCTGCTTTGTTGGGTGGCGGTTATACTAAAATTGACATAACAAAAGGTTCTTTTACTAAAAGCATAATTCAATTTTCTGATGCTGTAACAAATCCAATCCAGTCGACAATAACAAGATATGAGATTGCCGATATTTTGAGCTTAGACTTGTCTTTTAGAACTATTGCCCCGGTAACTTATTTAACTTACCAAGAGAATGGCGGAGCACCTACTTTAACTCAATCTCCGCTTTTCCCAACTCGCCAACAGCTTTTAACAGATGTTTATTTTGGTGCGATTGTACATTTAACGCAAAATGAATTGCAAAGCATATCAAATACGAATAACGGCATTGGTTCAAACGCAACCTCAGGGCTTTTCACTTTTGAAGATAGAAAATTTAATCCAGCTGGCGTTTTATTCTACGCCCAAGCTACAACACAACAAATTGGGATAGCACAATCTGCATATATTCTACCTGAAATTAATCGACTTGATAGAACAGACCCCGACTATTTAGCTTTGCCAACCGTGCAAAAAATAACAAGCGAGTTAATTTTAGTTTATAGAGATGGGATTGGTGGCTGGATAGTCGCACCACAACTAGATTTAGATGGCTTGAATTTTAATGTTACGAATTATGACGATAATTCTGGCGGAACAATTGGAATAAATGGGCAGCCTAGTGGTGTGCTAACTCCAGCAAAACCATATGTTTTGCATAAAGTCTATCGAGAGCCAACAACAGCAAAAAGATATTTATTTATGCAGGCTGGGCAAGAAATTTATTCTACACAAGATGACGCTATTTTTGCTATAAGCACTGCAGTTTGGGACGATAATCCTTTTACACGCCCTGACTGGGAGTACGGTTACATAATCTTAAAAAAAGATGCTACAGATTTTTCAGTCATGGATAATTTTTTATATTTACCAAAAAATGGGCCAGGGGCAAATGGAGGGTCGACATATGTCCCTCCAAATCAACAAAAAATAATTTATTTTAAAAGTGGTGGATTGCTAACAAATAATGGTTTCAACCTAGAAAACGCTGTTGATACTGCTGTGACTGGGATTACTAAAGCGAACGCTCTTGGAGTCACTTCTTCTGTAAGATGCCAAGATGCTGGCTCTTTTGCAGGCGCTTTATTGCCTAATGCAAATGTTACTATTTACGCACCTGAGTCTACTTTTACAACCGCAGATATTACGCTGAAAGATGGCACAGGCGTAACAGCTAAAAATTATACAGCCTCCAATGGAGTCATACTGGCAACTGGAGCAGGCGCTTTTATGCATATAAAAAAAGTACTTTCTATTTCTGATAACGTAATTCAAGGAACAGACGGGGCTTTAGATATAAAATGCGGAGAATTTTTAGACACAGATTTTGCCTTCTCTGGCACTGACTCAGTATCAAGAATATCAATAAAAGCCAACAAAATAAATAAATTTGATGTTTCAAATCCATCAAATAAACGGGGAATTTTTGATATTTCGTGCGATGAGCAAAATGGGGCATTAATAGCAAACGATACTTCAATAACAGCCGATATCGGAAAAATAACCGCGACGGCATCTACTGTGATATCGATATCAGGAACTTCTGTTTTTTATGGTCGATTAGCATATGCCCCAAGTGGAAAACTTATCTATTTTGGTGCTAATGTTACGGGAGAGCTAACGATAGCTTATGATGCAGGTGTAACAATCAATAATCTTTCAAGTACTTTTAAAATAAATATTTTGAGTAATTCATCGCAAGAGACGATTTTAGGGCAAGGAAACGCAGGGGTTTTAACTGTACCGAACAGTGGCGGTGGCAATGCATTAAGAGCTGATGGCACGGCGGGCATAGGTTTAGTCGAAGTGCAACGGTTAATTGCAAGTGCGATAGCAACTTTTAACGGAGCGGTTACTTTTAACGATGTTGTAAAAGGCGGTTATATCGCGCAAGCTACTTTCGATGTTACGGCAACTCAAACTTTAACCGCAACCTATGGTGGCTATCTTATAAACGCAAATTACGCCACAGGGGCTCAAACTATAAATTTACCAGCAATAGGCTCAATAACTGTTGGCTGGCATGTAAAAATTAGAAGAGAGACGGCTCAAACTGTAACAATTGGAGCAAATGGGAACACTATTGATGGCGGTGGTAGTTTCGCTATACCCGCTCAATATGAAGTAGCAGAGATTGTTTGCGTTGGAACTAATAAATATAGCGTAACTCTAGGCAAAAAAACATGAGTATTATCTCACAAAATGTAACACTAAAAAATGTAACTTTGCAAGATTTTCAGATGCCTGCTTGGGATTTTAGTTTTTTACCTGCAAATTCGGTGACTTACATTGAAGGGGGATTTGTAGTAATTCAACAGCTAAATGATATGGGAGCTATAGGCATTCCAGCAATACAACAATCAACCGACCCAACAAAACTCGTTTATCTTGAAGATGGCGTTTTTGGCGGAGATAGCGGAGCTAGGCTAGAAACAAGAACAGTTTTAAGAAGCTTTGCCTGTTCATCTCTAAGCTCTTACAATTTTTTGCATGATGGAAGCGGTGCAACTGTTTTTATTGCACTAAAGCCAGACTTAGTTGATTCTGGGAATTTAATCGGCACAACGCTTGGAAATGCTTTTAGTGAAAATGGCTTTATGATCGTAGTAGATGATGACCCACTAGAACTTAGAGTTTTTGTTAATAATGGCAACGGCTCAACAAATATTATTGCGATAAATCAAGCACTTACGACACTTGCTGGTGATGTGCTTGTGATTGCTGTGACTATATCCGCCACAGGCGTGAGCCTGTGGGTTAACGGAGTTTTTAAGATTTTTCAAGCTTTTTTAGGTACGCCAAGCACCAGCAATGCTTCAAGAAATCTGCATATTTTTGGAGCTGATGGGGCGGTTGGTATTCAAGGCGTGGGATATGTCGCACGTGGAATAAATACAGTTTTATCAGATGGTTTCATCGCACAATATAGCGATTATTTATATACAAACAGAGGTTAAAAAATGACACTAAAATTAAACACAGTCACACAAATAGATAAAAATTCTAACAATATCGAGATTTGGTACGAGATGATAGAGCTCGATGAATCAGTAGAAGTTTTAGTAACTGATGCAAACGCAGAAAATTTTTATAGTGACGGATACGGAAAATATATTCAAGAAGCTAAAGATAGCGGACATTTTGACACTTCTTTTGCTTTCATAGAAGAAAAATTAGCTCATTTTGAGGTGTTATTCGATAGTAAAAAACTTATTATTCCGCTTTCTGACAAACGCACTTTTACTCAAAAAATATCAGCAATTACCCAGATGATAACAATATTGAGTAATGTAGTTTCAGCTGGAAATTTATAACTTAGCTTATTTTGCGACTAATTTGCATCAGTTTTTCTTTCTGTTCTTTTATGCTCAAATCTTTAAGACCATTTGACTTAAGAAAATTATCCATTTCTTCAAATCTTTGCTTTGTTTTTATAATACTTTTCGCCATTAAGTCAAAAATTTTATTTATAGCAGATTCATCAAGAATATCTTTTTCGAATAAATCCATGAGAGATGTGATATTATTAATACTTTTTTGATGTAAATATCCCCCTAATTTACCAATATCTTTTTTTAACCAAATTTGACAAATTTTATAGATTTGATTGAGTTTATTCCGATTCTTAATATTTGGCGATTTTCCCGCTAACCACTCATATATAGTAGGTCTTTGTACCTTGAAAATTTTAGAAAGCTCTAAAATATTAAATCCCATCAAACTACGCAATTTATCTATTTGTTGTTTTGCGGACATTAGCACCTTTTTATTATACAGTTAATTATGTTATAATCAAATCTTTAAAAATTTAGGAGAAATAAAATGTATAATTTATATATTTATGACAAACTACATAATATGTCAATTAATGATATTTTTAAAGAGGTTCTAGTGAAGATGTGCGGTACTAGGCGTTTGGGTTTAGATGATAAGCCACGGCTTGAAGAAGTAACAAAAGAGCTTGTAGCACATAGCAAAGATGCTTTTTTAAACTATAAAGGCTCAGCTTTTAATAGTGAGAAAGTAGCTTTTTCAATGTGGTCAGAGATGCTAGCAAGTGCTTTTTTAGGCGTAGGCGAAGCGATGAAATCGACTAACCCAGAAACATCAAAATGGTTGATTTTTGCTGGTCTTGAAGTTCAATCAACGATGTTACATCTAGTAGAAACAGGAATTTTATCTTGAAAATTAATATTATAAAAGTAGCTAAACTTCTTGGCTCTTTTGTTTTCTTTTTGCAAAGAAGAAAGCAAAGGGAGCGAGAAGAGCTGGCACGTAGCGTAGAACGCTTTAAGAAAGAGCAGGGAAAAAACAATGATAGATAATCTACTACAACTGTCAAAACTTTTTTGTGCCTCTCTTTTTCTTTCTATTTTAATCAGTGACTATGGGGATATAATAGGACTAACTAAAATAGCAAACGATGTCTTAATTCTCACATATAGCCTTCTTGTAGCTGTGACAACTATACAAACACTATATCTTTTTGGAATAATCACGATAGACAGCCAACCCCTGATACGATTCTTTAACATCGAATCTAGCGTGCGTGACTTAACACTAACTCTTAGTTTCGGATATGTAGGCGTAGCACATAATCTAAAATATCTAGCTATTCCTTTTAAATACCTTCTTAAGCTTTTCTCAGGTCCGTGTTGAGTATCTGGGACTTTATTATTAGCTTTTGCGGAATAGTTTTGCCGATTATAGCGGCTATATGGTCATTTTTTATCTATAATAGCAAAAGACTCCGACAGATAGAAGTCGACATGCGAGAGGGCGATAGCAAACTCCACGCCCGGGTTGATGACCTTGTGACATCCATGAGCGTAAAAACAGATAAAATTTACGAGCTGATGTTGAAACGGCAATAAAAAAGCCAGTAAGTGTGGTGCTTGCTGGCTTAAAGAGACTATGAATTATTTAAATCATAGCTATAATACTAAAAGTAATCTTATTTGTCAAGCTCAATCATATCTTCTTTTACTCTTTTAATAAAAATTTTATCTTTTTTAACTAACCCGAGTAATTTTTCGTATTTTTTATCACGCACTATAGTATATGGATGCGTTTTGTATGGCTGGGCTAAAATAGTTAAGATTCCGGCTTTACACCACCTTTTTATCAGCGTGCGGGAGCGGCCAAATTCAGCCATCGCATCAATAACAAGCAGAGTTTTCATTTGATCACACTCTCTAAAAACTCTTTGGCTCTTCCTCTATCACGCAGATATAAATCATTTAGCCCGCCCGTGCTTTTGTACGATATAACCACACTTTTTTTCACATCAACTTTTTTTCTTAAGAGCAGATTGCGTATAACTGGAGCGACATTGTCCCTATAAAAACAGCAGTACGCCGTAGCATCTGTAAGAGCGACAGCAGTCAAAGCATCAGCATAACTCTCGACAAAGAAGCAAAAGTCTGATGTGCCGGCTTTTCTAGCTACTCTAGCGTAACCGCCGGCAGTCGATAAGCACTTAGCGAAGCGGGTTTTTCCAGCTGGGCTGATATATTGGGCTGTGATAAAACTGTCAGTAAGCGAATCAAAAATCGGAATAAAAAGTAAATTTTGCCTATTTATAAGATGTTTAGTACCCGTAAATAATATTTTTTTTCTTTGAAGGTACTCGTGAAAACCGCTTATTTTCCCTTCGTTGCCACCGCCTATCGCTAGGTACTCAGCGTACACTAGCGATAATTTCTCTTTTCTTAGCATAGCGTTATACTCCTAATCAAAAATTCTTTTTATCTTATCGTCCTTCTTTTTTCTTAAAAAAATCTCGTATCGGTTGACATCGATATCTCGCGGGCATGTTATGCCCAGTTTAACCTCTCCTCTTTTTGTGTCTAAAATTTTAATATCGATTTCGTCGTCGCCAAAAATTATCGACTCATTAACCTTTCTTGTAAAAACTAACATTTTTTTTCTCCTTTGTTAATAGTACTTGGTAATTGTAACATACTCGGCACACTTATAAACAATTATTTTTAATAATTTGTGTTCCACAGCATATAATCGCCTAATAGCGAGATATCGTTATCCGAGTTCTCGTACTCGTCTAAAAATTCTTCTTTTTCTTCGTCCGTTTTAATCGCTTCTATCCTTTTTATTTCTAAGCTTTCTTCTTCGTCAGACTGCTCTAAGATATCTAACATGCTCTCTTTAGCTATCTCAAAGCTACCGTCTAAAGTCGTAGCACACAAGCCGCCAAAAAAGTCTTTGACAATATCCGCCACTTTTTCTAAAATCTCGTCGCTATCCGTACCCCAAAGAGTCCAGTCAGAATCAACAGGAAAGCAGTAGTAAAAGTCGCTAAAAGCTTTGATATACGCCTCTTTTCTTTCTTCTGTAAGAGCCACACGCTCGTAGCTCTCCACTTTATCTAAAAAATAATTTTTTTGTTTTTCGCTCAATAAGTTAAACATTTTTTTTAATCTCCTTTAGTTATTAATACAAGTTAAGTGTATCATACTTAGCACAGTTGTTAACAATTATTTTTAATAATTTGCGTTCCACAACATATAACTGTAATAATATTTCTTTTTTCATCATAAGTTCTTTTTTCATATAGCACGCCATTTTTAAAATTTTCTTCACTGCCTGTTTTTTTGCCTTCTTTGTATTCTATGCGGTTATATATCTTGCCTCCGTACGAAAAATATGATTGAAAACCTTCTTTAAGATTATTTACATATGTAGTTAAATATTGAGTTCTTCCGTTTTCGTAAAACTCTTCGCATTTCCCCTCCATTAGCCCTTTAATATAATTTCGCTGTTCTCTTACTCTCCTTATTTTTCCTGCTTTGTAATACTCTTTATAAATACCATCTTTAACTCCATTTTTATATGTGCATTCTTCTGCCAACAGATATTTTCTGTAAAAAGTTTTACAAATTCCGTCTCTAACTCCCTCTTTATAAGATATTTCGCTAGTAATATAGCCATCTTCAAAAAGAAAACATATTCCTGAAAGCTTGAAAGTTTTAAACAACCAGTACGCAAAGTCTCCCCCTCTTTTTTCTTCAAAAAGAGCTTTTAAAATGTCCATATGCTCTATATCTTTGTTTTGCCCAAATTTTCCGACAAACCAGTCTGAATTTATAGTTTCAATATAATTTTCTAATAATAAATTTACATTAATTTTCATAGTTTTCTCCTTTTTATTAATAAAATCTTAATAATCAAATCCCCACAATGCTGTTAAAGCATTATGTTTTTCAGCAATTTGTTTTATTTCGCCGCTACAATCATCTTTAGAATCTAGTAAAGCGTTGTAAATATTAACTAATTCTCTTTTTCGATAAATAAACATTTCAAAATCTTGTAACGATTTATCTTTATTCACAATCCAAAATCTTGAATGTGAATAATTTTTTGATGTTGCAAGTATTTCTGCGACTTCTTTTGAAACACTAGTTAAAATACAAGCTCTTATCTTTTCAGCCCACTCTTTTTGTTTTAAAGTTCCACGCAACGCTAAACCACCGAATTTTTTAGCTGTTTTTCTATTTTCTAAGCATTTAGTGTTAACTTTTTGTCTTATTGATGCTGTTCCATTTTCTAAAGCTTCATAATCTATAGATGCGTCATACTGATGTCCTGTTTCTAAATCGTACCAATAGCCATCATCTTTTTTATCAGGTATATCAGCAAATTTATTTTTCCAGTATTCAAAATTATTCATTTTTTTTAGTCTCCTTTAATTAATAATACAAGTTAAGTGTACCATACTAGGCATAGTTGTCAACATAAATATGCGAATAAATTTAAAATAGGTACTGGGAGCTACGAGCCTTAGTGCCACGGGGGTTTCCAGCAAGTCCGCACATTCCGCATAAATTCTGGCTACAACAATTTTTAATCTAAAATTAGCCTTTTTGTACTTTCTTATAAAATACATCAGTTTTTGCCTTTTTTATGGATTTAATCACATGGGGTGGGAGCAGTGGAAACCTCAAAATGCCCCAAAACACCCGTGGGACTAAGACTCACGCTAAAACAGGCGAACAAAAAGTCCCCAGAGCTTTTTTTTCGTACTGGGACTTAAAGGAACGCCCTAGGCATGGGGGTTTCAAGGCATTTTTCTGAAAAAAAAGTCCCAGTACTACTGGGAGCTGTGGGCCTTAGTGCCACGGGGGTTTCAAGACACTCCACACGTTTCCCTTTACTTTAGAGAAATTGGTGGGAGAAATAGGTGTAAAAAGGCAAAAATAGGGTGTAAAAATGGTGCGTGTGGCGACGGATTTGCTGTGAGAACGAAAAATGTGTGGACTTGCTGGAAATGTCCGTGAGACTAAGGCTCGTAGCTCCCAGTAGCTCTTGGGACTTTGTTTTTGAAAATCGGCTTGAAACCCACGCCCCCGTTGAGTTCCTTAAGCTCCCAAGAGGCTCTTGGGAGCTCTTGGGACTTTTTGTACTTTCTCTGTGATGTTACACACGGAGCGGGATCAGCGTGAATTTTATACGACTAGCGGAAAAAGTCAATATATAGTATTATGCTTTTATGTTTACGGCGGATATGCAAAACTATAAAATTCTTGAAGAACGGCTAAAAGCTTTTAGCGAAAAAGCAATCCCATTCGCTACCAGACAAACGATAAATGACCTTGCTTTCGCCGCCTCTTCTAAAGCTAAAGAGAATATAAGAAAAGAATTTGTTTTGAGAAATAAATTTACAGAGAAATCCATTAGGGTCACGACGACACGAGAAAGAACAATATCGGCTCAACGATCAGTCGTTGGCTCTGTAGTAGCGTACATGGAAGAGCAGGAGTTCGGCGGGACTACTACAAAGCGAGGAAAATTCGGCGTACCTATCCCTACATCTTATTCTGCCGGGCTCTCTGAATCGGCGAAGCCAAGATCAAAAATGATAAGAAAACCAAATAAAATGTCTAGCATCAGCATATCTAATAAAAATAGAGCGTTTAAGTCTAAGAAGCAAGCGGCCAAGGTTTCTGTAATCGAAGCGGTGAAGCGGGGGCGTAAATACATTTTCATGGAGCTGGACAGAACGAAGGGACTTTTTAAAATAACGGGCGGAAAAAATAAACCGAAAATAAAAATGGTCTATGACTTGACCCGGACAAGTATAAAGACTAAAGCGAGACCGTGGCTACGCCCAGCTTCTCAAGAGGTCATCAAAAACTTTTCTAAAATATATATAAAAAATTTAGAATATCAACTTAAACGCTTTAAGGCGTAACAAAAAAAGTAGCTCGGGGGCGGGGCTTCTTTAAGGGGCGTTCGTGGCTATAAGAGCCTTTAAAGTCTCTTTAAAAGGTACTGTGGAGCGAATTTAAAACCCATCGCACTTTGACCGAACCA